CCGCAGCTTCGCCCTGCTTCTTAGCAACGAATCCTGCTACTTGGGCAAGCCCGGTTCCCAACGATTCCTCAAGACCCTTACCGGCAGCGCCTAAGTCTTTAATTGTTTCGCCTGTCTCAGAGTTAATGAGCAGCTTTCGACCGTTGGCAGTAACCACGTCGGTCTTAGCTGCTACTGTCTTAGGAACACGCAAGAGTTCAGAGACAATCTTAGGGTCTTCTGATAGGCCCTTAGCTTCGTCCTCTGACATATCAGGAAACCTCTTCATAAGAGCAGCAGCGCGGGAAGATGCAGCAGCACTAGCAGTGGTGCCTTTTCGTTTTGTCTCTGCTGTCTCAGCTTCTGTCTGCGCAATCTTAGCCTCTTGAACCATCATCTGCCGAGCCTGCAAAGCAGCCTGCTGAGCAGCAGCAACATTGCCCATCTTTTGCAGGGCTTGAGCATACTGCATCATACCTTCAGCAGTCGTGGTATCGAACTGAGAAGCCGTTTCACGCAGCTTAGAGGCTTGCTCAAGCATCGGGTCTTTAACACCTAAAGCCCGTCCAATGCCTGTGATACCTTGATAGATACCAGAAGCCATACGCTGTTGAGGGTTCAGGTTGGCAAACTCCATTGCCTTTTGACGATCCACTTCTGCCTGAGCCTGTTCAGGAGACAGGCCAGAGGAAAGCAGACCAATGTAAGGATTAGTTGTTGCCATTATTATTCTCCGTAGCTAGTGCCATAGGTCGGGGGTGCCTTGTATACAGAACCGGTGCTACCAAACAACTGTCCAATCAGCTTAGCTACCGGATCAGCCAATGCGCCAGTAATAGCAGTGTTACGATTAGCATTTAACTGATTAGCAGTGTTCATACCTGAAGCCAGTAACTGTGCAGCAGCAGTGTTTCCACCACCAAGTCCTGCACCAATGGTCAGGGGCTGTAAACCTGTTTGTTCAACATTGTAAGCCTGAGTAAAGCCGGTATTGAACGGAGCCAAAGCAGCCTGTTGAGCATTATAGCCCCCCTGTTGCAGATTCAGAGCACCGCCAAGCAATCCCTGACCGAACTGAACCTGTTGCTGTCCTGCCTGCTGCGCCTGTGTAGCCAACTGAGCGTTGCGCTGTTGTTGTGCGTTAAAGAATGCTTCCATTGCAGGGTTAGCAGCACGAAGTCCGGGAGCGCCCATAGGAGTAGCTGAAGTGCCTCCAACAGCCAAGCCACCCGTTCCCTTACGGAATTCACGGGCCTGCAACTGAGCCAAAGCACGTTCATCCATAGGTGCTAACAGTTCCTGCTGTCGTGCCATGAACTGCTGTGCAGCAGCCTGTGGTGACTGAGCAACATACTGCTGACCAAGATTAAACAAGCCCTGAGAAGCCTGATTAACCTGTCCTTGCATTCCCTGTTGCTGCTGTGCCTGCTGTAAAGCACCGCCAGAGATTCCTAGCAGTGCTTCTCGCATCGCAGCAACGTCAGGGGCTACTTCAAACCCTGCGCCAGTAATGCGACCGTCAGGACCATACTGGAACCCAGATCGTCCAAAGCGTGTGGTAACGCCTACGGGACGGAACTGGGCCTGTTGTGCTGATGTTTGAGCAGCCTGTTGTGCAGCAGAAGCAGCTTGGTTGGATGCGTAAATGTTCCCTGCGGTTCCAATAAGGCCGCTGAGAAGGCCGGTAAAGTCAATAGCCATTAGTAGGTACCTCCATTAACAGTACCATTCAAGTCACCTGTAAAAGTAATCGTAGCAAACGTAGCGGTCCCCGTAAACGTAGGAGCAGCCAAGTCTGCCTTGGTCGTGATAGCAGCGGAAATGTTATTGAATTCATTGTCAATCTCAGTTCCACGGACAATCTTAGCCGGGTTCCCGGACAGAAGTGCGTCTTTCGCTGCGAAGTTAACGGTCTTGGTGTAATTAGCCATTATTTAGTCTTTCCTGCTTTTACGTATACGTCAATCTTTTGGACCGAAAGAGGCTCATTGAGAATGTCTGCCTCAAATCCCAACTGAATAACCCGACCAGAGCCGCCACTGTTAACTAACTGGTTACCAAAACCAACCTCAGGCGGCCCATATTCGGCGATACCGTACTCAGCTATGCCATACTCTGACCGAGAAGACATAGGAATCATCAGTTGGTTTAGACGGTAGTTTTCTGAATAGTCAAAGCCTGTTCTGACTGCGATAGAGTATCCAGAGCCGCCAATAAGGTTAACACCAATCTTTTTCAGAAGTTTCAGAGCAGTTGGGCTACCGAAGTCAAAGTATGTCGTGTAGTATGCAAGCATATACGACACACCGTTGTCAGCATACTCGTTGTACTTACCGATATACGAAGGCAATCCAAACAGGAGTTCCTTGTCTCGGGTATACAGCATTGCTTTTGGCAACAGAGAGTCCCAAGTAGTTGCTCGGTTGGCTCCGTTCTGTAACTGACTGCGTGTGTCAAAGCAGTAAACTACTCCAACATCCGGGAAGGATAACAGATAGAAGGCGTCTTGGTCAGAGTAGACACCCTTGATATTCTTCAGTACACCTTCAGCCTCTACTGCCTCAACAAGATCATCACGCACATTGGCGCTAATGTCTCGCAAAGGCGCTGACTTTTCTTGGATAACACGCTGTAAGCTACGAACACCGCTGTCAGACAGAAACAGAACATCCCCACCTGTTAGTGCCACACTGTCCCGTGCCAGACAACCAACACCTGTGATAGCGTCTTGCAACTGCAAAGCAGCAGGCTCTTGAGGGTTGGCATAAATCAGAATCTGCCTGCGTCCAAACACGATCAGGAAGCCGTTATGCGCCGCTAGTGCCGTGATTTCATCAGTGCCGTTAGGCCACACCTGAGACACATCCAAGGTGCCAGAAGTGCCTGTAGCAAGATTGGTTCCATCCAACAAGTCCGAGAACTGAATCAGTGACTTGTTTGTCGTAGTCCGTGCTGACCAGATACGTCCATAGGCGCTTATAGCGCAGTCAGCAGGCTGTACGGTACCTAGGTAGCTTGGAGCCTCTGAAATGCGCCTATAGGTCGTTAAAGACACGCTAGGGTCATAGTACAGAGGCGTGTTACCTTCTTGGTACATATACATGGTACCATCAAGACTAGCCATCTGCCAGTTGCCACCTGTGAACACAGGAGCAACACCGGGACCGCCGTAGGTCAGTTCTACAAGACTTGTACCATTGAGTCGAAAGAGTTTATCCTGAGTCGCACCAAGGATGTATGAGACACCGGCTAAGTCAATGAGTTCACCCAAGGCTGTGAAAGAGTTGCTTCCAACAGCCTCAGATGCCATGTTCTTAGGTGTCCACCCCTTGCGGGCACCGATTCGACCAAACTTATCAATCACACAGTTACGTGCAACTGTAGCAAATCCTGACTCTAGCGTTACTGAACTATCTTGGGTGTTCAGACCAAAGAAGCCCGGTGCTTGTACGGAAGTTGTCAGTAATTTACTAATCATGTTTCTATCCAGACAACCTCATCATCGTACCGATTCTTTTCAATACTGATTGCATCAGCAAGCGAAAGACGATACATTTGGTACAACTCTGCAAAAGTCTGTCCACCGTCCTCACCACGCTCTGCTACTGCCTTGGCATGAGCAAGCATTTCGACAAGGTGCGCGGGAACTTTCAACAGGTCCGCATCTACGCTCAGGTCTTCCTGAGGAACATACAACTCAAACCGTAAGGAATAGACACCATCAGGAATGGGCCATACTTGTACTTTAGTGTTGTTATTGTCAGTTCCGTTGTAGTTGTAGTAATACGGAGCAGCCCGTTGAGTAGTATCAGACAAATAGAACTGACGACTCATCCATTCGTTATTAACATAACGCATAGCAGTATCATCAGTGTCATTAAAGACATACTCAGTCTTAAACCTCTGACCAGAACCTGTCAACGTGTATTCACGTACATTGTCAACAGTAGGTAAGACAATCGTATTACTTAAGACATTCCAGTTATGGCTGTCTTCTACTTCTCGTTTAGCATCATTGATAAAGATTTTGACTAACTTACTATAGTCATTATCATTAACAGTAGCTACTTCAGGTTCCCTAAGTCGTATAAGTACATTATTAACCAACTGTAAGAATGTTTTACTCATGTCTTTCCTTATGTCCTGTCTAAGGTACTATTGTAACCGCAGTCCAAAATCTTGTCAAGTTGTTTTTATCAATGTTGTCGATTTACAACAGTTTGACAGCTACCTGAGCCATTGCAAAGATCACTAAGGCCAGTGCCCATGCTCCTGCACCGAAGTTTATCCACCGTTCCATGCGTTTTTCAACCTGTAGTACGGTGGCTTCTGTGCTGCTCATGCGCTTTTCAACGTCACCTAAGCGAACACCCTGTGCTGTTTGTCGTTCTTCTACAAGGATAAGACGGGTCACTGCATCGGTAAGTTTATCCACCTTGCCTTCTAATCTTTTCAAATCTTCATTCATGAAACAGCCCCGGGTACAGCAGGCCAAACAACATCCCATGGGAAACCGGCTTGTGCGGTAATGTCCCGTAGGCTCTGACGATACGCAGCCCAAGCAGCTTTGTCAACAGGTGCGTCTAGCACTTGTGTCCAATCACTGTCTTTGAGCTTCTGTGTCCTTTGCTCTCGCATAGCTTTGGCTTGGTCAGCATCCTTCGATGCCTTGTAATCAGCTTCTTGCTCTGCGACAGTGACAACAGTTCCATCTTCGTTAGTGTACTCTTTGAAGATTGGACCAAGGACATAAGCAGTGAACCACTTACCGTCTACTTGCTCCACGCCTGCGTAGACGCTGAACTGGTAACGATCACCACCGGTTGCTTGCGGTCCTTCCAGAACAACATCACCACCGAACTCATTGATAAGTTCCTCTGTTAGTTGTACTGGAAAGCCTGTGTTGGGGAACATTGAACGAAACTCGGAATGAGTTACAATCTCCCCGGTTTCTCGGATACGAATAAACATTTGTTCTCCTTATGCGATGGCAAGGAAGATGTAACTACCGCCACTGACGTTGATGTTCGTGGCAGCAACCTGATTCACGATGAATCCACTGGAGTCCGGGTCAATGCTGTCGTCTGTGGTGACTTCAGCGGCGGTGGTGTTCAGGCTCAAGTGCGGATCGTTGGCAGAAACGATGCCTCTTGCGGTATCCCAGACATACCAATCACCGGTGTTGTCAGTGCGTTTGATGAGGATGAATCGAGCACCCCCAGTGAATCCGCAGTTGATCGTCTGCGATGAGCCGTTGCCGGTGTAGGTGCCAACTTTGCTGACGCCGGGGACGGAGGCGAAGAGGTAGGCTACATATGTTGTGCCTGCTTCATTATTATTGTTGGCGTTGCCTAGCGTAAATGTGGTTGAGCTAACAGCAAGGGTTCCTCCACTTACAGGATCAGTGGTATTCAAAAATCCTATTCCGACACCCGGTACGTTTGTTAGCCACGGGTATTGAGAACCGCCCATACTACGAGACTTAATAATCACAATCTGCGGGGAAACTCCCAAGTTGTGCGTTTGTGTTGTTCCAGAAACACCATTCCCCGTATAGCAAACCACATCAAAGAAGCCGGGGGCGCGGCGGAGGTTCCAATAGACAGCGTTTGCACCATCGGCCGCAGTTGATGTTTGAAATCCTGTGTTGTTCCAGTTGCGAGAAACGATGCTGCCGCCAGAAGTTACTTCGGCGTTTGTTTTTGAGGTCGATAGATAGTTTTGCTGCCCAGAAGATGTGGTCGAAACTCCGCGAAGCCTATCAATAGTAAATATGTTGTTTGCTGTTCCGTCACGATTTCCATACCACTGAAAATCAA